ACCGGATGGCCGCGCTTTGGTGTCCCCCCCCCCCTCCCGTGGTGGCGCACTCTCACGCTCCCCTCCCTGGTGCCGTGCTCACACGCGCTCTCTCATTGGTGCGGGTCCTTCACCTTCCGTCTTTTCGACTGTCCTTTAATTTGAATTAAAGGAAATGGCTTTCTCGCGCGACTTGCTTTTATTATTTGAATTATTGTCGCGAGATTAGTGAGTATGGCCCATTGTACCTGGTGAAGGACGTGGCTAACTTTGGACCAAGCTGCTGAGTTTATTTCCGAGTGATGGTGAATTAACAGTCTATATAGTGGGCTGATCAGGTATGTATTGTTTATTGTACTCAGCTGCCCTCCCACGTTTACATCGTCAGCTATAATTGTGTTTAATCCTCAATTATTGTTTGATCATGTATCCTGTTAAGAGTAAACGTGGTTCTTTTTATTACCAGCGACGATTTACGTCACGTAACACTGTGTATAACCGCTCAGCGTCTACCAAGAGACATGATGGGAAACGTCGAGGAGGTAATTCTGCTAAGCCCAACGATGAGCCCAAGATGTCAGCCCAACGCATACATGAGAATCAGTATGGGCCAGGTTATGTTATGGCCCATAATTCAGCTGTCTCGTCGTTCATCACTTATCCCAGCTTGGGCAAGTCGGACTCCAGCCGAAGCAGGTCCTATATCAAGTTGAAACGTCTCCGTTTTAAAGGGACTGTGAAGATCGAACGGGTACAATCGGAAGTGAACATGGACGGTTCCGCTCCGAAGGTCGAAGGAGTATTCTCGCTTGTTGTTGTTGTTGATCGTAAACCACACTTGGGTCCCTCTGGATGTCTGCATACATTCGACGAGCTATTCGGGGCAAGGATCAACAGTCATGGCAACCTCAGCATTGCCCCATCTCTGAAGGACCGATTCTACATAAGACACGTGTTCAAACGTGTACTGTCGGTTGAGAAGGACACGCTCATGGTGGATGTGGAAGGGTCCACATCACTCTCTAACAGGCGATACAACTGTTGGTCCACGTTTAAAGACCTTGAATGTGATTCATGCAAGGGAGTCTATGCCAACGTCAGCAAGAACGCCTTGTTAATTTATTATTGCTGGATGTCTGATACGCCTGCAAAGGCATCCTCATTTGTATCTTTCGATCTTGATTATATCGGTTAACTCAATAAATTGTGTTTATCTAAAGATGATTATCGTAATATGTGAAATGGAAAGATAACATTTATTTCAATGATTTGGCCTGAGAAGGCTGACAATTACTATTGATACATTCTTGGACCGTTGTCCGAACAAGCTCGTTCAACTGGCCCATTGACATTGTAATGTTGGACTCCGCTCTCTGGGCTCCCACGATGGAGGCAGACTCTCCAGGATCCAGGACGCTGGTCCCCAGCCTGTTTAGATGTCTGTATGGATGGAGTTCGTTATCCACCTCCGAGTCCGCATCTGACTGGGCCGTGCCTATTGTACTCCTGGAAGCCCATGATTCACCTGGCCTGATCTCAATTGGGCCACGTAACCCAAGTCTGGACATGGACGCACATCTGATGGGCTTCCTTTCCCATTTCCCATAACCCACATGGGAAAAGTCCACATCTTTGTCCGTGAACTGTTTGGACAAGATCTTCACTGTTGGTGCCCGGAACGGGATGTCGACGGAGTGTTTCGCTGTGGACAATTTCAGCTTCCCTTTGAACTTGGCGAAGTGGGTCCGCTGATGAACATTCGTATCGCACACCCTGTAGTACAACTTCCATGGAATTGGGTCCTTTAACGAGAAGAACGAAGCCGAGAAGTAGTGGAGATCTATGTTGCATCTGATCGGAAATGTCCATAACGCCTGTAACGACTCGTTGTCCGTCATCCTTTTGTCGTGGATCTCCACAATTACCGTCCCTGTGGCGTTGATCGGCACCTGTTGCCTATATTCAATGACGCAGTGGTCGATCTTCATGCAGCTACGGCTGAGCCTAGCTGTCAACTGAGACGCCGTGGAAGGGAATTGCAATATTATATCAGTTAGGTCATGGGAAAGCTGATACTCGTCCCGGTGAGATTCTATGTAATTGAAGGCACTTGGAGGATTAACTAACTGAGAATCCATATGAAGAAGAGAGGCCGCGCAGCGGAACCGATTGCTGAGGTTGAATCGGGAAGAAGATGAACAACCGATGAACAAGAAGAACAAGTTATGAACAGGTACTGTGATCTCGAAGAAGGTAAAGTGTTTCTTTTCTTTCTGTGTTTGAGAATGCTCGTTGATCTTAATCTTATGCTTACGAATATGGAAGACGAGAAAGTTGTTCAGGAATTATGTTTTTGAGAAAGAAAAGAGGGTTGATTAAGAGATAGTAGATTTCTGGAAATGAAAGAGGTTGTTTATGAACCCAGAGCGTCTGGGTTGATGGGTATTTAAATTGGGAAAGTGTTCATCAACCGATGGCATTATTGTAATAAGAGGGGGTACCCCAATTGGAGTCTCTCCAAACTTGCTCTATCAATTGGGGTCTGGGGTCTCATTTATACTAGGAGCCTCTATAGAACTCTCAATCTGGTTCGCACACGTGGCGGCCATCCGCTATAATATT